ACAGACACGGAATACGTCAGATGGAGATTTAATGGTGTTAATCACATCATGGTGGAAGCCAACTATGATATGCAGTTCGTTGACAGGGACGAGCCAAACTACGAACACCGCCTACGAGGTCACATGAGCCTTGATACGGCACTTAAATTTATTTCTACTAACGATAACCCGGCATTAAGAAATGTCGTTCTAATTCACTTATCAGATAAAAGCGGAGATCCCGCACTATTCAAACAAAAGACAGAAGAAACAGTTAAATATGGATCAGATGTTTACGTGGCGGAACGTGGATTAGAGGTCGATATGAACCTTTACCCGTTTTAAGGAAGCGAGGAATAAGTGAATGAATAAAGTGATTTTAATGGGAAGATGCACCAAAGACCCGGAAGTAAGATGGTCGCAGGGCGAGAAGTCAACAGCTATCGGTAGAATTACTCTGGCGGTTGACCGGAAATTTAAGCAGGATGGACAGCCAACGGCAGATTTTATCAATTGTCTTGCGTTTGGTAAAAGAGCAGAGTTTCTTGAAAAATATTGCAAAAAGGGAACAAAGCTTGTAATTGAAGGAAGCTGGCAGACCGGAAGTTACACCAACAAAGACGGTAATAAGGTGTACACCAATGAGTGTTTGATCGAAAGCTGTGAATTTGCAGAGAGCAAACAGGCTTCGCAGGACAACGGAAGTTACAAACCGCAGCCTATGACAGATTCGGATGGTTTTATGACTATTCCAGATGGAATTGAGGAAGAGTTGCCTTTTACATAAAAACTGATCTGGATAAGCTAATACAGTAAGAAGGGAGATATGTATGTTATTGATCGAGGACAAAGGTCAGAAAGAGGGTCAGCACATACTTAAGAATCGCTATTTTGATCGTAATGACATAGAGGTGCTACGAGCACCTCTTCCAGTTGGAGATTATGTTATCGCGGAAGGAACCGTTCTTGACGTTATAAGACGAAAGTCAGCAAGAAAGATGGAAGTTAAGAAGATGGATTTTATTGGAAGCTACAAGGTTGCTGTAGATACTAAGAAGGACATGCAGGAGATTACGGGAAACGTCTGCGGAAAACAGCATCCAAGGTTCCGGGACGAGTGTATTTTGGCGCAGAACAACAATATAGCACTGTATGTTTTGGTTGAGAACATGGATGGAATAAAAACTATTGAAGACGTTTTTCATTGGCACAATCCAAGGCTTGAGAGATACAACAAGATAAAGTACATGCATGGTATTGGAAAGTGGTTGAATGTACCTCTTCCAAAGGCACCGCCAACAAGCGGGGAAGTCCTTGGAAAAGCAATGCTGACAATGCAGCTTAAGTACGGCGTGGAATTTGTTTTTTGCAGACCGGAAGATGCAGGATCGCGTGTCATTGAGCTTTTGAAAACAGAAAAGTGATAATTTTTTGGAACTTGAAGGAGATATTATGGCAAGTAAGCGGATGTTTCGCATAGATTTAGTGACGTCAGATGCTTTTCTTGACATGCCGCTCACAGCGCAGGGGTTGTTTTTTCATTTATGCATACGGGCAGATGACGACGGTTTTGTTGACTGCGCCAATAAAACAGTAAGAGAGTGCCAGGCTTCAAAGGAAGACTTGCAAATTCTCATTGACAAACATTATGTTCTTACTTTTCCAGGATCTAATGTTATTGTCATAAAACATTGGAAATTACATAACTGCATTCAAAAAGACCGTTATAAGCCAACCAATTATGCAGAAGAAAAATCAATGCTTTATACGAAAAGAAATGGCGCATACACATTTGATGCTTCAAAAAATTTTTCCGGAGTGAATGCAATAAGAAGCGCAGGAAGCTCGCCGGGGAAAGAAGTGGAAGCGTGCATACCGTCATTGGCGGAAGTGGCTGATTATTGCCGTAAGAGGAAGAATGGTGTTAGCGCAGAATCATTTATTGATTACTACAAATCAATAGGTTGGAAACGTAATGGAGAAATAATAACCGACTGGAAAGCCGCATTAAGGAGTTGGGAGAAGCAGGAGAAAGAGAGTAACCCAAGATCAAAAAACAAATTTAATAACTTTCATCAGAGATCTTATGACTATGATGAATTAGAAAAAACTTTGGCGGAAACAAATGTTATGGAAGGGCGTGATAAGAAATGATGGAGATGGGCGAATGCGAAATTTGCAACAGGTACCGACATGCAAAGCATAAAGGTGAACAGTTGGAGATTCTTGCGGAACTAAACGACGTCCCAAGGCACAAAATTATTGGGATTTTATTGGAAAACGGAGAAAATGTAAAACTTCCAATAAGAACAAGGGGAAGAAAACGCAATACGGATTTTACAGAAAAAGAATACCAGAAAGCATTACTTAATAGGCTCGATGAATTGGATGGTCAAATTTCTGATCGTGAAAATGAATTCAAAGATATATGCACAGTCCTTTTTGGAACTCGATTCGATTGAGATGAAAAGAAAGGAGAACTGATTCATGAGAAATAAAGATGAAGAACTTAGGCGAGAGGGAATGGCATATGCTCTGCGAATTGCAAAGGAGAAGGGAATTGACTCTCTGGAAGAAGAGTGCCGCTTTCGCGGCGCAACAAAATTACCACTTGCGCTACCAAAGAATGCAATAGATGAATGCGTCAGCAAGATTAAATTAAATACCATAGACACGGTAACGATTTTGTCTGCAATGGTTTTGCACGATGAGTTTGACTTTGGTAAAAGCCGCATACAGAGATTTGTTGATCGCTTCAATAAAAAGGCAGAATGCATCATGGATGATTATGCTACATGGGAAGATCAGATACAGATCTTGAAAGAAGAGTGTGGGTTGGATTTTAAAATTCGCAGAAATGACACTGATGTGAAAGTGAGATAAAGGTATGAAAGAAAAAACGCGCAACGATAGCGGCGACGCGCTTAAGAGATTCAGAGAGGTGCCGTATCAGCTACGGTGCGGAAAGGAGCAGGGAAATGATTGAATGCATGAGAACAGTAGCGAGAAAGCCAGAGTTTGGACAGTGGATTCCGGTAAGTGAGAGACTTCCGAAGAGCGGAGAATACATATTGCTGTCATTTGAAAACTTCTCTTTGCCTGTAGTTGGCAGATATGAGGGAAATAAAGATGAGGGTGGCAACTTCTATGTAGGGGATGACACGGAAACGTGCCTTGAGGAAGAGTTGATAGTGAATGCGTGGATGCCATTGCCGGAACCGTATAGAGAGTGAGGGAAAATAATGGCAAAAAGAAATGTGTTACATATCAGTAAGTTGGAAGATCTAAAGAAATGGATGGTTAAGGATGGATGGGAATTGCTTCAGCTTTCCAACAATCCTTATGAGGTATTAAGAGCCAGGAAAGCCGGAAGACCGAATCCGCTGATTATCTATTCCGGGAAAAGTAGTGAACATCTCTCTTTTGCAGACAGGGATATGCCTGTAATTGGGGCGTTTCTTAGAGATCAGAAGAAACCACAAACCAATGCAGACCGGATCCGGAGCATGACGGATGAGGAACTGGCAAAATGGTTTGATGCTGTGACGAAAGACGTACTTGGTGGAAGCACTTGGAATAAAAAAGGATGGCTTAAATGGCTTCGGGCAGAAAGCGAGGGATAGTATGGAGAGATTAACGACAAATAAAAGCGTATCTGATATGTCAATGGTTGAGCTGGCACATAACAGTTGCTATGTAGACAGCGAAGGTAATGCCAGATATAGAGATTATGAGATGGAAATGGATGCACGAGATTTCGCCAGAAACCTCATGGTCACATTGACAAAAGATGAGTTGCCAGTAGATGATACAGAGTTTGACGAGGAAATACTGGACAATTTAACAATAGACCCATTTTCAGATGTCCGTGGTCTGATTGCCGTGTTCTACCGTAATATGTGGGCAATGGCAGACTTAAGAGAAAAGCTGAAACGCGATGAGGATGCTGAGGAGCAGGGGTTCCTTCTGCGGTTGCCGTATCCGTTGGAGACTGAATATATTTATTTTGTTGATGAAAAAGATATGGATGTATACGAACTTGATGCTAAAAAAATAGAAGTCAGTATGATGCCGATTAGCAAGAAAATCTTGTATACAGTTGATTACATTGAAATCTTATTTGAGGACTTCGGAAAGATTGTATTTCTTACCAGAGAGGAAGCCGAAGCCAAGCTGAAAGAAATGGAGAGCAGTAATGAGTGATTTCTTGAGATTTTTTGACAAGGTTGCATACAAATATAAGTTACATCTAAGCATTGCATACAACAAGGTTGCTGATTGGGGAATTTATATTTACAGAAGCGGGCGCGGGGAGAACGGAAAAGATCTTGTGATCGTAAATGTATCGGATTGTGACATGGAGCTGTGCTTTGCCAGAGCGCAGGTGCAGTTGAAAGAGTGGTTGTTGGAAAACGAGGGAGGATATTAAGTTATGACGGAGAATGAAGCAATCGAAAGAATCAAAACTGGAATATGTTGTGAAAAAGGTACGGCGAGATATTGCACAGATGCATGTATGTATGGCAAAGAAAAATGCGCCTATAGCGTGGCAATCAAAGCGCTGGAAGAAATTCAGCAGTACCGCACAATCGGCACCGTGGAAGAATGCCGAGCGGCGATGGAGAAGCAGACAGCGAAGAAACCGAAAAAGACTGAATCGGAAGGATATAGATACACAGATACATACAGATGCCCGAACTGTGGTGGAAACTTTTCCGGAACTGGAATAGCGGATTATTGTTATCATTGTGGTCAGAAATTAGATTGGGAGGGCGAAGAATGAGTGCGATATGGTTCGTGGTTTTGTTTTTAGCTTGGGGAAATGGAGTTGAAATTGATGATGCGTCATATTTGATGCTTGCAATTTTTTATGTCGGAGATTGTATTTTAACGCGGACAGGAGGAAGAAATGGGAAGACTGATTGATGCGGATGATGTAAAGAAGATGATTTCTGATACATTTGAGAAGGAAAAAGATGTTATAAATAGCTTTTGGAAAATGGGTACGTTGATGGATAAGGTCGACGAAATTCAGACCGCCTACGATGTGGATGCGGTTGTGGAGCAGTTGGAAGAAAGAAGCGAAGAATATAATTCTGGTGTACGGTTGCATGGAAAGCCGGAAGAAATGCTTACGGATGAAGCAATCGAGATTGTGAAAGGCGGTGGAGTAGATGGCTAAGTGGAATGCGGGCGTAGGTTTACAATTAACGATTGACTATGATGACATTGAAGCTGATACAGAAGCGGAAGCCATTTAGATTGCGAAAGAGAGGGCGTTAGAAGATATTGAATGGAATAACAGTGATTGCGATGTAGACAACACAATTGTGTATAGTTGCTACGAGGAGGAGTCAGAGGATGAATAGAGTGTTGCCAAATTTATTTAACACGGAAATGGTTCGGGCGATTCTGGAGAGAAGAAAAGGTGCAACGAGAAGAAGTGTAAAAGGCTATATTCCTGATGATGCCGTATGGGGATATACCGCTTTTACACCTAAAGGGTACATATCGTGTAGAGGTACATTTGCAGATGGGTATGGAGAAAAATTTTTTAAGTTGCCTTGCGAGCCGGGCGATATTCTTTATGTCCGGGAAACATGGGAACATTTTGAATGTTGTTGTTGCGAGGGAGACGAACATGGAAATTGTTACCGAGAACCACAACAGAGCGCCTTGAATAAAAGC